AATACTGCTTGAACAACAATAGAATCTATAGCGCTTGCAGCCTCTAAAACACTGCCAACAAATGTACCCAAAGCAGAAACTACATCAACCCCCGAAGCAGCTTCAGTAATACTGCCGGGGTAAGTTCCAAGGCTAGAAAAAACATCTACACCACTGGCCGCTTCCGGAATTGCCACGTTAAATATGTTATTTAGCGTATTGATGCTGTCCACGCCAGAAGCAGTTTCTGCGTTTGTAGCAACAAAATTTGACTGAACAGAAACGGAATCAATACCAGAAGAAGATTCCAACATCAAACCACCAGCCGTAAATATTGAATTTACAGCGTCAACACCCGACCCTGTTTCGGAGATAGCGACGGCAAACGTGTTGCCCCCTTGAGAGGCAAACGGCGCTTGCGCAAAAGCTACATCTCCGAACATACCTTATCAGGTCGCGGTCAATGAGAATTGATATGTGACGTTCAGTGTATCGCCAGAAGCAACAGACTTGTCGCCGCCAGTAAAATCACCTTCAGAAAACAAAATTCCTGAAGTGCCGGTATCTACGCTTGCTAAAAACGCGCCAGCAATAGTAACTGTAGCGTTCATTGTGAATGAAGAAGGCGCGGCAGAGTTGGTGATTACTGATGGGTTTGCTGTTGTAGCAGCGCCAAAAGTAACGGCTTTACGGTTACCTGTATAAGCGGTGCTTTCTGTCCAACCCGCATGGGAGGCCAAGGTATCGCCAGCAGCAAACGTTGTACCGGAACCGGGGCCTGTCACCAAACCAAGATACCAAGTTGTAGTTTGCGCAGTACCGGCAAAGTATGCGCCGTTCATGTTGGCCAAACCTTGATTAACAACCAAGTTGTGGAAGGTGTCAGACCACTTTTCAACGCCGTCTGCGCCTACGCAAGTAACGGTGTAAACACCACCAGCGCCAACGGTTTCACCGAGGCCGGGGCGGGTAACTAAAGAAGCTGACACTTGGTCTTTTGCTGAACTGAATTCCATGATAGATCCTTAAGAAATGCGCACGATGGCGCTGTTGGCATCGGGGGTTGGGAAGATGATTTGGAACGTGTCGTTGGTTACAGTCTTGTCTGAACCAAAATCTAAAACAGCCACAGACTTGTTACCCTGTGTAGAGTTGTAAATCAAAGCCCCACGACAAGTAAATGTGGCGTTTGTCCAAGTTGAATTATTAAACGACACAAATGCTGTTGGAATGCCGCTAGAGTTGTTACCAGAAGTTGGCGATGTAGATATCACTAATGTGTTACCACCAGCCGTATACCCTGTACCTGTTACTTCATTTGAAGTTGTATAAACAGTAGTAGTCGCGCCAATGTTTGCCGCTGCTGTATACAACGCTACTTTAAAAGTATTAGGCGACGTTGGGCCAAAGTTATGAACTGCTTGGAGCAGTTCAACCTTAAAACTTGTGGTTGCTGTTTGAGCAATAGTCATTATGTAACCGCCTGTCTAAATTGCCCAGAACGATATGCGTCCTGACGTTCCATACCATCACCCAGACGTTTAGCCAGCGCAAGGGCTTCCATGTACTTTTGATTGTACAGCGCCATCATGTCGGCTTCACCCTTCATGTAGGTGTAGGCTTCAACTAATGAACCATACAACAACACTGAATCAAAGTTATCACCTAGCCAAGAAGTACCCGCAGTCACAATAGACTCTGGGTAATAGTAGTAATGAAGCTCAACACTGTATGTAGCGTTTGGAGTAGGGCCCAAAATAAACGTTAACTCATTAACGTCATTTGTTTGAGAACCAAACAATGCATAGTATTTTGGGATGTCTGTATCTGTTGGTTGGGGATACGCTTGACGGATAAAGTTTACGTCTTTATTTAACAAATACTCATACACCCCATCAGCATCAATTACAGCCATTGAATACACCGCCAAAAAGTCGCTGGGGCATCCAAGATATTTATTGTTTGCTGATGTAGCTCCAGTCACATTTTTGCGAATGGACGGGAACTGTACGTTGTTATAAATACGCTGCTCAGCCTGCTGCACGAAGACAGGAATCTCCGCCACGAAGTTAGACTCCGTATTTTCAGTATACGCTTGAATGTTAGCGCTGAGCTGGGTGTAATTCATGCCATCGGGCCTCGTGCCATCACGCCTTTAGTAGCGCAACCATTACCGCGAGTTTTGACACCAGTTGTCTTTACGTCAGGGTTATAGCCATCACGATTAATGTTACCAACCGACATGTTTACTCTGTCTGCGCGGGTAGGTTTAGCGCCGCTGTAGCCGTTACCAAGTTCAACTTTGCCACCATCCATAGTGTGAGGAGGAGCATAGACTTCGGCATTGCCGACTTCTTTGCCGCCTTGTTTCTGACTGAATTTAGCCATATCAAGCTCCTTTTTTATAGGTAAATGAAGACTTCTTCTGGTTAGCTACTTTAGCCAAACCACGACCCAAAGTTTTCATCTGAGAGTTTGTCTTGCCGCCTTTGGCAAACTTTGTCATAGGCTGACCGGGATGCAGCTTCTTCTCGTGCTTATGCACGGCTCCAGCTACCATCTTCTTGTCTTGTTTTAAATCCGCTTTGTCCATATTAAGCTCCTATCTGTATGGTTACTGTACCAATTTGTACGCCTAACAACAAGTAGTTTGGTGTTAAAGCTGCATCAAATCCTCTTGCTCCGCCAACGGGGTTCCAACCCCACTGAATATCCCTGCTACCTTGGCTTGGAAAACCAAACCCATTAACGGTAGTACTATTAGTTAATAGAATCTGCAAGCCGTTGGTTCCCGACTGCGTATAGCTTACGTCAGGACGCGGCTCTTGTACAGCTTGTGGATCATCCACTGGGTACATACCCAACTGTAACTGAGGCTGATCAGGATCCCAACACTCAGGACACACCTTTAAATTAAATAGGCGTGTCTTGATAATTTCTTTCTTCAGGTCTTTAAGCATGAACCGCTCATCGCAGCGGTCACACTGAGCAATTGAATATTTACCTGAGGAATATCTACTTGGCATACATCACCTGTAGAACGACTGCCTTGGCACAAAACGAGCAGGAGCTTTCTCGCGGTCTTCCTGCGACGCCAATGTCCACTGTTCTTCGTAGGCTGCTTTAAGCATCACAATACGCTCCATAGGCACGTCAGGGCGCTTAGAACCAACGTAATAAGCTAAACCAGCTACCACGCACGGAATAAGCCGGAATGGGATGTCTTGAACATTAACGCCGCTGCCAGCGTCCTGCATACGGCGCATGCGCCAGTAAACAAACACATATTGATCGCCAGGGGAGTTAGGGGTAGGCCACACGTTTACAGACGTGAGGTTATTAACTGTTACGGCTGCGCCAATTGCGTGACCAGCGGCAGTTGTATTAGTGCTGCCGTTGTACTGACCACGATAACAATTAAGTAGTTGATTACCGCTGACGTTAGCGTAGTAGATTGTTTCTGCATCAATTGTGATAAATCCTGTAGCTGGTAGGCTAACTGTTGAACTAAGAGTAATAGTCGTATCTGTTGACAATACCGTAGCCGCTACTGTTACAGTGGATAAATAACTCTCATTAGATTGCCGGTTAATCCATACCTGAATAGGGCGGCCTTGCGCTAACTTGTTTGGCAGTGTTGAATACGTTGACTCAGAGATGCGGCTGATGTTGATATCAATCTGATTAGGCGTGGTAGCCTGTGTACGAATAACCTGATCTAACAAATCAATTGTAGTACTTGGCAAAGCATAGACGCCTTGGCCTGTGTTCATTACGAATTGGCCTTGCTCAATAGTCCATAAATTGATGCCACGGTTAGCCCATTCAATCGTAAGCATGTTGAAGGACCGGCGTGCGGTACGAAACTCATAGCCAGTACGAACCTCAATACCCGCCCGCTCATACGCTTCTTCAACAATTTCATTGAAGTCTAGGTTAAAAGTGGAGAGTCCTGAAGTGCTAGCCATTATCTATACCCTGCTGTTTTCTTTGCAATTGTTTTGGGTTGGGCTACGAATTGTTTTCCGGCGGCTTTTCCTGCACGCTTGGCTTTGGTCGTCGCAGCGTACTCAGCAGGGCTGAGACTTTTGATCGCAGCGCTTGGAAGGTATCTTTCACCAGTGTCAGAAGATTTTTTACCACTTTTGGTTCTCCATTTTTGGTCGCCCCAATCCTTCAATGATTTTTGAGGCGCTTTCAATCTCGGTAACCCCCGCCAGCCGCCTTGTATTTTTTGGCAACTAACTGAGCTTTGCGGGCTGACCACTGACCTGCGCC